GCCGTCAATGTCGACACCTGCTAAAGGGTCAGCTTTGCTAGAACCTTTAGTTTCTTTCTGCTTAGGAATAGCATTGATTTCACCAGCTCTTAGTAGTGATAAAGCTTTTCCTCTGATTGAATTTACGCTTCTGCCCATAGCTTCTGCGATATCTTCAATAAACGCACCATCATTAACTAATGATACGAACTGTCCTTCTTCCTGTTCGTTGTATGACTTTACAGTCTCAACTTTAGGTGCTGGTTTAACATGTTCTGTTAACTGCATAGAAAGGATTTTTCCTTGAATTGACTTAGCTGTGAAGCTTCCATCTTCAAAGTTTGATGCAATTTCTGCATATGTGTAAGAACCTGAGTTATCTTGCACAAAAGTGCTAAGAGTTGCTTCTTGTTCGTCTGAAAAAGACTTAGAAGCTGAAGCAGAAGCTAGTTCTACATCAAAACCCATTTTTCTTAATTTGCTAGATACACTTCTTACAGAAGTTTCTAACTGCTCTGCTGCTGACGCAACAGTAGTTTGTGAGATAGGGGACTCACTGCCCACGAAAGAAGTTAACTCTGAAGTTCTTTCGTCTGTCCATTTTGGTAATGCCATTTTTAATTTTCTCCAATTAAATGTTTTATATTACTTATTATAATAACACCTCGGTCACGAGCTGTTTCCGTCTTTGCTGACTCAATGCCTGACTCATTTATAAGATGAGTACAAACTTTTGTTAGACTTGATTTTACTACGAATCCATACTGTTCTAATACTTTAGTAGCATGGGCTTTTGTAGGGTAGCTTTTTAACTTACCACTAATACATACAACACCAGTGACCTCTTTCTTTTTATTAATTTTATTATTCCAATTGAAGGGTAATGTGTCTTTGTATCTGTTAGGATAGAATTCTGTTTCCATGAAATTTACCAAGTTAGCTGATGCTTTTGGTCCGATACCTGCCTCAGTACAACTGTTCTCGCTAATATCTTCGATGTTTGATATTATATCGCATAATTTTTGAGAAGCTGACCGACCAATAAGTGGTATTGAGAAAGCTGGTAGAATGTCTATCAACTTACTACTCTTTGACTTCTGCAATTCATCAAAAAGTTTCTCAGCTAGTTTTTCACTTTGTATTCTATCCTGTATAGCTGATACAGTAAGTTCGTAAAGCTCGGGCAAAGATTCAACACCTAACTTAGAGATAGTTGAAGGTCCAAGCCCTTTTATTTTAAGAGAAGATGAAAAGGACTCCAACTTTTTACTCCATTGTGCAGGACACTTTGTGTTTCTGCAGAACAACTGCTCATTGACTAACTCTAAAATAGAGTCGCAACAAGGACAATTGGTTGGTGGTGTAATCGTTGTCATTTCTTTTCTCTCTCAAATATATAATATATTATACAAAAAGTTTAAGCATCTGTCAAGAACTATTTTTGAAATGCTCAGGAAAATTTCCACATTCAAAATTTACTACTCCTCGTAGATGTGGGTATCTTCCACAATGTTTCGATTTTTCCACTGAAAGTATAATGCCTTTAGTTTTTTAACTAAAGAGCTTATCCAATTTTTTATCATAAATATCCTCTATTATTTTATCCGCCATTGCCTTATGACCATCTTCTAAGGGGTGGTCCATTGGCCCGTACTTTGTTTGTATTCTATACTTAGTTAACTCATAGAAGCCTTCGTCTGCTAGTTCAGGTATTTCTCTAAGGAAATCATCTTTTTTCATATTGTACTGTTGTTCCCAGACCACATTAGCTCCTTCTTTCTTTACATCATCTAGTGAATCAACAGCACAGTCTACCTGTCCTTTACTCATCCAGTAATATAAATGTGGAATACCTAATCCATTTAACATGTGCCTAAGATATATCATTTGCATAAGGGTCTCATGTAAATTCCATTTAATATTTCTACAATATCTCATGTAATTCTTCCAACCATCGTGCTGATGTCTAGTCATGTCTGGGTGACAATATATTTCACTTCTTTTTATTTCTAAGTTTCTTTTATCAAATGCAAACCTAATATGACCTACCTGTCTCCAGATATTCTCGTCATTTAGGTACTCTACTCTGTTTGGTCCTGACCACAATATAATTGCTATCTTCGGTTTCTTAGGCATTTGTATCATATCTGTACTAGTAACTCTGAGTATTCTGTCATTACCTCCACCTATCTTAGAAGACCTACTCCAAGTTTGGTCAAAATGTTCTGCAACTAAATGCGTATAGCATCCGTTGAATCTATCTTGTAGTTCCATTCCTTGTGTAAAACTGTCTCCATTAAAATACATGTCAGGCTTTGTGCTAGTATATCTTTTGCACTGTCCTGGATTATCTATATAATTTAAATCTAGTACTGACTCACTCAAAATACTTTTACTCCATATCTTTTTTCAAATAATTTGGCGTCTTCCCATGTGTTAACCATAGGTTGCCCTTTTATATTTAAACTTGTATTTAATAACATTGGTATCTTCGTCACTTCGTAATACGCTTCTAGTATTGGTCGTAATGCTGAGGTGCTGTCTTTACGAACCACTTGTACTCTTGCAGTTCCATCAACGTGGGTGACTGCTTTGTGGTCGTGTTTTGCTTTTGCAACATACTGCATATACTCGTTACAATGCCCTTCAAAATATTCATCTACAAACTCCTCCAATATCGCGGGAGCGAAGGGTCTAAACTTCTGTCGTTTTTTGACATCATTAACGGTGTCTTTAATGTCATAACGGATATCGCCAAGAAGACTGCGATTACCAAGCGCCCTAGGGCCAAACTCTGCTTTTCCATTTGCTACTCCTACCATTCGGTTATTAATTAATTCTTCTACTACTTTATAAGGATTGATAGGTCTATCAATATCATATCCTAAAAAAGTATCTTTAAATTCTATCCTTTGTTTTGTACTAGCAAGTATGCAACCTAATGCACTACCTGCGTCTCCTGGATTAGGAAATATCCACATCTCTTTAAACTTGTTTCTTATTTTACTGTTTGCTACACAGTTTAGTGCAACGCCACCAGCGTATGCTACTTTATCTCCGTACGTTCTTGCCTTATCAAATATTTTTCCAATCTCAAATTCAATTTGCAACTGCGCACTAGCGGCAATATCTTCAGGTGTTTGCCAAAACCATTTTTTCATAGGAATACCTTTATGTAGATTTTCATGTACTATACTAGTCATGTCTATACAAGGTGTACCATATGCAGCCATGCCCATTGTTATATACTCATCTTCGTTTGGCTTGAGTCCTATTCGTTTTGTAATTGCACTATAGAATAATCCTAGTGACCAAGGGTACTGTCGACTCCATACTTTCTCGTGGTCTACCCAAATACTTGCTGTGTCCCATTCTCCAATAGCATCTATAACTACTGTAACATCTGGAACAAAAGGAGCAGTATAATAAGCTGCTGCCATATGACTCTCATGATGTCTAACATGGTTTGATATAAACTTACCATTATCTGTGGGCTTCATGCCACTAGCTATTCTACGAGCATTTTTCAACTCTGTATCTTCATAGAAAAAACTTTGATTACATTCTAGTTTCTTAAACTCTATAGGAAGATGTTTATCATTCTTGACACGACTATACCTCTCAGCTTGAGTTGCAAATAGAATCTTATCGTCTTCCATATGTGCCACTGCGGCATCATGGAATCCTTCACTAATCCCTAAATACTTCATTTTTCTTGGGGAAACTGTGTAGGATTTTTGAGTCCATGCCAAAGCATTCCGTATGCCCTCCAAAATGGTGTTGTGTTTTATGTCTGTCTTTTTCATACATCTTGTGTAATTTCTGTTCCCATCTCCAGCAGTCGTATATCGTCCCCTGCCAAAGTCTCTGTATTCTTATGTCGTAGTTTGTAAATCCACGCCCTCGCTTTACTGCGTCTTTGAATGTTCGCCCTTTTGCGATTCCTACTTTTATTGTTTCTCGTTCCCATGTTTGCATGTTTACCAGTACTATTCCGTATAGTATGCCGTCTTTTTCTTTTTCCCACGGATGGTTGTTGAAAAAGGTTTGATTATATACTCCGCCACTCATCGTTGATATCTATATTTAGTATTCAAAAAATTATCACAAAGTTCTTTAGAATCTATTGGAAGACCGAAATAACTTTGCCTTTGTTTATTATTGAAAATTTCTTCATAGTATGTTATATCAACTTCTAATTTTCTTGAAAGCAATTTTAAAAGTTCACTACTCACTTCTTCCTTGATGTAGAGTTCTTTCATATTTTTATAGGGAGGTATTATTTCTTTTTTGAATTCATACTGACCATCCCACGACTCGTAGTGTTGTGCGTGTAATGCACTTACTACTTTTGCTTGGGTATCGTATCGATCTAGCAGTATAATTTTGTCAAACTTTTGTGCAAACCTGTACCAAAATACAGCTTCACTTGCATTGTCTAACCAGTCCAAACCTGAACAATCAAAAGGACGGTTCGTCCAATACATATAGAATCCAAGATATTGTTTTACATTAACAATAACTTTAACAACCACATCTTCGGGAAGATTGTGATAATCTATATCATGATGTATAGGTGGCAAGTTATCTACTAGGTCTAGATTCCAAGGTTCAGCTATATAATTACAGCCAAGTCCGTTGGCAAGTCCTTTCATTAATGTGGTACTTCCTGTTCTTCCATTTGCTAAGATTAATACTCTCATTACCACTCGCTTCCATCTTCGATTGAAGACTGACAGCCTTGAATAAAGTCTCTATCTTCTTCGGAGAGTACAGACCAAAACTTACTGATGGTGCAACTGTATTCCATGCACCCGTTGGGGTCTGCAATATGCACATTGTTCTTCATCATGTATTCTAGTACATCTAGTTTTTTCTGTATCTTCTCTCTTAGTTTCATACTCTTTTCACTATTCTAGGTATGATTTCTCCACTACGAATAACCTCTACATTACATCCAATCTCTAGGTTTAGTGCCTCGATATATCCAATGTTATGTAAGGTTGCTCTGCTTATTGTTGCTTCTCCAATAGTGCAAGGCTCTAAAATCGCAACTGGTGAAACAGCACCTGACTTCCCGACATTCCATTCAACGTCCAAGAGCCGAGTAACTACTCCAGCCTGTCTTGTTTTTAAAGCGAAACTACCTCTAGGGTGGTGTGATGTGTAGCCTAATGTTTCAAAATATATATTAGAGTCGACTCTTACAACTTTACCGTCCTGAGGGAATTCACGATAATCACTTTTGGTGACAGCGTTAAACCCCATACCTGATACTAAGTTCATATCTTCTGTCCATTCAGCACCAATGGCTGGTTGGATTCCATATGCAACAAAAGTAAGGTTACGGGATTTAAATTCTTCTAAGTCTTTTAGATTCAAAGCACCACTCGCATAATTTCTAGCGTTTGGTATTGTTTTAGGGGCAACGATTTCTCCAGTAATCTGTTTGATTCCTTTGCTCCATATTTCATTTGGCACTAAAGTCTTAATTTTATCAGTAATATCTAACCCTGCTTTACCATCACCACGTGTGAGTGCTTGATAGAAGATGCCGTCTACATAAGTTATAGACACAGCTGCACCATCCAGTTTGGCAGTCATAATAGTTGGTTGTTTGGCGTCCCAGTTTGGTTCTTCATCTTCTCCTACAAAGACTTTCTGAAGTGAATACATTGGGAAAGGGTGTGAATATCGTGCATCAATACTTGCATGACCTACTTGCTCCTCAAGAGCAGTGTTCTCTACAAGTCTATCGTATACTTCATCTGGCAATATAGGAGTGCCTTCTGCATACATTTGATTACAATATTCTAGGTATTCTGTCTTATTCATATGAATATTATACAGAATTTTTAAGGATTTGTCAAGGATTATTTTTGTGTGCTATAGGTAAATCTTGTCTAACACTTCTTTAAAATGAGTTTCTAGCACTCCTTTGACTTCTGATATCGAGAGAATCTCTACTAACGCCTCAAACAATCCACGACTATTATTAAAATCTAAAGGCATGGCTATGCCGTTCCTTGTAGGTTTCCATTCTTCGTCAAAGTCTTGATAGTACTTTCTTATATGTAAATACTCTGTCTCACGAAAAGTATTGACCATAACGAAGATTTTTTCATGTTTAGCTTCGTTATAACCTATTTCTTTTTCGTAAACAGCTGGTGCGTTATGTAATTCTATCATTTTTCAAAATCCTCGCTAGAGGTAAGATAGAAGTTACGCTTTCAGGAGATAATAGTCTATAAGAATCAGTGTCCCAACAAAATAATAATACTTGATTATTATTCGGCTTTGCTCTGTTTCTTTTCTCCTGTATGTATTTATTGTCGAAGTCTCTAGTACAGACATTATATTTCATTCTGCGACTGTTCTGACTTCTGTAAGTGACTACTGCATCACCAGCGTCATCAATTTTTTTAACAAAATCGTCTTTTTTCATGCGTTCCTTGTTGGTAGGTTAATATCTATTACCGTCCAATCATGGTATCGTCTTGCAAGGTCTTTCTGTTAGATGCAAAAAAGTGCGGGCAGTCCTAAGACTACCCACATTCCAGGGGTATTAATCGTTAAGTTTGTTGATTAGGTTTGTGAAATACACAGCTGCTTTACCTGTAAGCTTACTTACAATAGCACTGTCTGCTTCTTCGCCTGCATCAGCAATAGCTTTAGTCAATCCATCTTGAGCTGCTGCAACATTGACTCTACCGCCACCTGTTCCACCGCTGCTTGATTTGACTGCTGGTGTTTTCTTAACATAAACACCTGCTTTAGTTAGAATCATTCTGACACCATTTGGGCTCTCGCCTAATTCTTCAGCAATCATCTTAACAATCTCCATACTGTTTTCTGGAGTTGGTTCTTCTGCAGTATACATTTCAACTGCTTGTTCTTTACTTTCGTCTGTCCACGCCATAGTTCTTTTCCTTTTTAGTTTATAGTTTTGTTTGTATTCGGCAAGAGTGTAGGTACTGCGGTAGCCAGGACACCAACCTGTGGTTTCCAGCATTTGTGTGTAATACCTGTCGCTCATTGCTTATTTCCTTAATATAAATATATTATACAAGAATTTTGAGCATGAGTCAAGAACTATTTTTTAATAGTCATATCCGAAGTGATTAATCTCATCATGATACAGCTGGTACATTAAAGTTATACTTTTCATTGTATACCAATTCTTATAGTCCGATATATGATTTAGACCCGCCATAACTGATGTATCTTTCGGATGTAAGTCTAATGACTCTAACTCATTCTTCCAGTCTCTAAAATCAATAAAGTAAGTACAGTTTTTATATAGTTTCTTTTGGTCTAGTAAGTTGCCTTCTGCTAACCAAATATCAAAACCAATCCAATCCATACCTTGAAGGTAACAAGCTACTGCTCTCTCATAGCTATTTCTTACTACAGCTATATCTTTACCTTCATAGGTTAGTATTAGTTCTTGCACAAACTTTCCAGTGCTTGTAGATTTTCTTCTGCACTTGCTAATTTATTAATCCATTTATCAAACTCAGGTAACAGGTCTGAGTGTTCCCCAATCCCTACTGAATTTTGAAAATATGTCTGTAGTACTGCTAGTGCTTCTTTCTTTTCTGCAATATACTTTGCTTCTAGAGCATCGTAGTAAGGGTTTCCTTTATACGCCATTTTATTCTCCTAATAATCCTTTCAGAAAACTGTTCTGAAATCTTAATTTATGTGTATCACTCATCATTGGTAATAATAATAAAGGTACTAAGAAAAGTACTAATACTCCCATTACTAAGAACGTGATAATTTTATGTTGAACTACTATATTATTTTTCGGTAGTGATAAAAACATTGGTCTAAATATTGTCCACAATTGTATTACCCATGCACTTAACCACATAGCTACTAAATATTCCATAATTTTCCTTTTTACATATACTCGCGTAAATGTCTTAGACTGCCCATCTCATAAGATGCTAGGCAATATTGTTTACCTGCAAAACTTAGATATGGAAAGTACGTATCTTTTAAATCTTCTTGTGTACACTCTATTGTATTTACTAAATACACTCTGTACCCTCTTTCGTCTGCCAATTCAGGTTGAATCTCTTTATTAACTATCGCTGGATAGTTTTGTCTAATTGCCCAAACTTTTTCTTCAGGCTTAAACTCTTCAGATACGCACTGCTCTGGTAGCATTGCGTTCCTTCTTCCTTCATAGTCTGTCATTGAGAGCTTCTGAGGTACTCCAATTCTATCAATGATACCTTTTACGAAAGCAGGAGAACGATACAACCCTTTGGCTATATCTGATACTGTAGCTCCTTCCAAGTACATCGCTACTGCGGTTGTAATCTCTTGTGGTGTTGCTGCCTTACCTTTGTTCTGTGCTTTTCGTTTTGCACGAAACTCCATAGTCTCGTTAAATTCTGTTATAATATTACTTAATCTTGTTGTGTTGTAAGCAATATTTAGTATACCACAAGCTTCCTTCTTGGTAATAGGTCTACTACCATCCGTTGGATTTAATAACTCAATTACCTTGGTTATATTCGCTTGTGTAATCTGTTCGTGTTTTTTTATTCTCATTTTCTACCCCCAGTAGAATTATTGCATAATGCAGAATCTTTAATAAGTCCTGCTCGTTTCTTCCATCTTTCTTTCCATAGCGTTGGGCATACTTTATAATGTTGCCTAGGCAGAAGCCTTCGCCATGACCAGCGTCAAAGATGAACTCCGTTGACTGGATTTTATTCATACTGTAGTGACTGTCATAAGTTTTTAGTATGTGATTTTTTAGCATGTTCAATGCCACTCTTTCGTTAAACTTATCGTTGTTGTATTCTGTCATCTTTAATGTACTCTCTGTATTTGTTTTCTATTTCTAATATTGCCATGAAAGTTTCTTGCTTTCTATGGGTCTTTGTCTCTAAAGTATCTGTAAACATAGGTTGAAACAAGTGAAGGTCTTTCTCAGACTGATGTGTTGTAGAGCTGATAGATACATATTCTTTTACATCTCTATACCAACTATAGTTTTTCCACTTATGTTTCTTGCCCCACAAGTACCAACAACTTTCATCACAATGATTATTGTCTAGTAATGTGTACAATGCCCATGCTTTGTAAGCATCTGTCTGTATAGCTCTGGGAGAAAAAGTAAATATATAAGATATATTCCATATGGTATCAGTCTCTAATAAGTCCTGTAGTTCCATACCTAGTTCTTCTTCTATATCCCAAGCATATGTATGTGGATGCAAGGTCTTAGACCTGCCTCTCTTGTGCATAAATGTATGTGATACGTTTGGTTTCTCTTGTCTAGAGAATGCCCATACGAAAGACTCAGGGTCATTATTTATCATATGTTTTATGATAGATAAAGGTCTTGTTAAACTACCTTTCTTTCCTAAAAAGAATAAGTCTGCATCTAAAAAAGTTGCTTGTTTATAATCTTTTAGTAAACGATGGCATGCAATGACTTGTTTATAACAAGCTGCAGTACCATTCACATATATTATATCATACTCAAACATCAAGTGTTTAAGTTCTTGTTTTGCTCTTGCCCAAATTTTTGCTTCTGCAAATACTATGATTTTACAGTCGGGCGCAACTAATCTTAAACTCATTATAGAGTATCTAAGATAAGTCAGATACATTTCATCCCCGTATAATGTATATACGAAGGCATGATTAACTGGTCTATCCCATAAAGTATTAGTTATAGGAATAGTTTTTAATTCTTCATAATGCTTTTCAGACCTAAGTATATGGTCATTTAATACGCTTTTCTCTAAGTCTCTAATCTTGTTTCCATCAGGACTTAACATTGTTCATATCCTTTTTCTACTCCTGATTTCTCAGCGTAAAAGAAGAATATCTGTATTAGTCTACCTGTTTCTTTATCATGTCCAAACCCTGCATTATAAGGGGCATGCCAGTAAGTTGCTGGGTATACTACTATTCTGTTGTAGAGATTGTCTACATAAGTATGTAATTCCCACTCTTCTTTCTCTCTGTACTGCCACTCTCCTCTAAAACCTACTGTTTTGTTATAAGTGTACTCTGGAGTTACCCAGTTTGAGTTGTTCTTGTTAGACCTAAACAAAGCAGTCCCATGCCCTCTAGGAGCATTAGGAGATAAATAGCAAACAGCAGCAAACATTTGACTCTGTAGTTCTTTGCTTCGTTTCTTCTCATGATTACCTTTGTCCATATGAACCCAGTTATCATACTTTAAACCTTGTGAGTTAAACTCTTTACCTAAAGTAAACGCTGCATTACTATTGCTTGATGGAAATTGTACTATCTTTCTATTGATTAACTGTTCCATTCTATTTTTACAGTATAGTCTATTCTGTGTAGAAAAAGAACCTAAAGTTCTTTGACCTGCAAACATATTCTTATGACCCTTTTGTCCAGGGTATAAAAACATATCAAGTGCGTTCTTACGCACCTCATCTGGGTTTGGATAAAAATCGTCTTCAATTACTATCATTTTAGTAATTCATCAACTACATCTATTCCACCCTCTATTTTTGCGAGGTACTCTTTTTTATCAGCTAACTTTTTCTCTAGTATGCCAATCTCAGCACTAACCTTTTCATGTTGTACTTGTAAGTTTTGTTTTACTACTTCTGCTTTTCCCATAACTCTTGGAGGCTCCTCTGCCACTGCTATTAATTCTGACAAGTTCACGATGAGTGTCTCTTGCCTTGCATTCTTACGCCATTTAATAATTTATATTCTTCGCCATTGCTTTTTCTAACAACAATAGGTCGTCTAGTAAAGTATAAATTGTTTAATCTTTTCTTGATTGCTTCATGCATCTCTTCTTCTGTAATGCTGTCTGGAAATACCATTGACATGCCATTTACTTCTATTTTCATGTTGCTGTTATCCTTTTCTCATAGTCAGCGTAGTCTTCGCTCCACCAATGAGGCTTGTCTCTGTGAGACCATGCGGCGAACGTAGCTTTGTCTAGATGATAGTAATCCCGATAGCTTTGTATCGGATTCTCATAATCTTTCAAGTCATCTGGCATTGCTAGTCCAAATTCTGTAAATCCAAGTCTGGGCATATTCTTTGGCTCAGGTAGTTTATTTACTACTTCTACTATAGATTTGTGTTGTTTACCATAACGATAGTGGTACTCATCATTCAATGCGTTAGCATAACAATGAGTCCACTCAAAGTTATCCAAGCTCGACCTAACCCATATCGTGCAGGGATGATTATACATCATCGGCAAGTAGGGCGTGAGTGGTCGCTGGTCAAGCGGTAGGTGCTTAATCTTGGCTTTCTCACTATTTAGTACCTCACGTTCGTCCTTGTCAAGCGCACGGGGTACAAAACCTAGTTTGGCATCAATCCATATCGCAGTACATAAGAGTTGTGCTGCCTCGAGAGGCATCTTTACTATGTGCTTGTCGACATGATACTCTGCGCATTTGTCTAGGTCTTCGTCTAAATAAAATAAATTCATTACGCAATCCAGCACTTATACTTAGGACATTCGCCATTGTCTGACTGTACTGTTGTCCCACAGTGTTTGCACTCTCCGTAATGGTATGTTTCAAACTCTTTTGTTTCTGAGTTCCACATATTAACTGTTTTGTGTTCGTTGTATTCTGTATTTTTCATATGTATATTATACTAAAATTATAAGCATATGTCAAGTATTATTTTCTGATTTCTTACAATATGGACACCTCATGCTAATGGGTACATAAACTATATTACGTACCCACTTGCAATAGTGTTTCCACATCGACTCCATGGTTTACTTGCTATTGATTTTGTCCTTTGCTGTACCAGCGTAAAGTCCAAACCAAGCCGCACCTGCACCAACAACAATACTAATCAAACCTGATTGTTCCATTGAAGGGTCTGGTAAATCCATAAACCATATTGTACATTTATAGAGTAGTACAATGTATACTGTTAGAAATAAACGAGGGAAGATTCTCCAAGCGTCTATCATTGAAGATAGCCAAATCCAGCGTTGCCACGGATTCTCAGGTTCTTTATCGTTTTCTAACTTTAATATTTCAGCTTTCAGATTACTGTTTTCGGTGACGAGTTCCATAAACTTATTAAGGTCTATCTCTACTTCGTTCCGTGACATATCTCCTGAAAACTGATTACTTGGTTCTGCCATATTGTTCTCCTACGGCTTCCAATCGTACCAATCTTTCCTTTTAAATGGTTTGTCTCCTCTTTCTTGAAAGTGAAAACTAATTGATATTCTTGGACTCAGGGTCTCGACCCTATGATATTGTCCCTTAGGAATGTAAAGTAAATCACCTTCGTCAAGGACAAAACTTTCGAGTAAGGTTGCAGAGCCAGGATTGTAAGGCATTCCTGGACGGTGGAATTCATTATATATAAACCACCTTATCTTACCCCTTACATGAAATAAAAAATTATCTGTAGAGTCAGAATGAATACTAAATACTTTTGCATCTTTTTGACCACTGCAATAAATGTTTGCTTGTCCAATACCATAATGTTTCTCAAACTCTTGGCACTGTTGCCACATTTGTTTGTTAAGAAACTCACTGATGGTCAGTATAAAACTGTGTCCATCTCTCCACATTTTTAATAAATCTTCTCTAGTTTTTGGTTGGGGTGACTTTTTCTTGCACCACTTGTTACCATCATGGTCAACTACTTGTAGTTGTGGGGTTCTATCCCATTGACTGATTTTGTACTGATTTAAATAGTTGTCAAATTCTTTCCAACTAAAGTAATCTTGAAATCTATCTTCAGACTTAATTACAAAGTGTCTTTTACCTTTGTATCTTTCGTTAAATTGTTTAAGACCCACTGGGCCTAGCAGCTCCTCAAACTTCAAGGTCTCTTACCTCATCTACTAATTGCCACCAATAATCTGTTATATCTCTTCTTTTGTGGGTTGCTTTTGCAGTCATCAAATATGGACTATGCCACGGCTGAAAACTAAGTGCGGTTAAATGTAAGTGAAAGATATTGTCTAAAGGGTACTGTGGTAACGTATTTTCTTTTGCGTTATACTCTCCATCTGTGATGTCTCCATCAAAACAGTTCCATCTAGAATCTACTCTAACTACTGCTGGATTATCTGATGCATCATTTGGATTGCCTCTTTCTCTTATTCTTTGCATAAACATCCATTTGAAACTAGGTTGTGTAGCGCCCCAGCTATGGCACTCATCCCAAGTAAAAAATTCTTGAGTCTTGGAACAGTCCATCATCATCATACTATCGCAATATCCTCCTCTCGGACCTCCCTTTACTGTTAGTTTTGAGTCATATATCATTGCGAAAGGTCTACCTAACATATTTATAGAATAAAACTCTGCAATATTTCTAAAGTTTATCATATCCATATCCATATAGATAGCATTGCCCTTAAAGCCCATAAGTTTTGGTATTACATAGCGTAATCCTGTAAATGGAGTTCCCCAACCAAATGATGACACTCCAGGAAACATACTAGGTCTTAGAAAGGTTACATTTAAAGGTCTAGTAGAGTTTTTGTGTAGTGTATATAATAATACTTTTTCTTGTATTCTATCGGCAGGATGGTCACTTGCTCCAACAAATATTGGTATAGGAGTTTGATTATGTGGTTTTGGTACTGCAATTGTGTGTGCGTTACCATCAATTTGTAAATGTTGGTTCAACTTATCGTTTGCTCTTAGATATTTTTCATCTGCACCATGCCCTGTTACATTTTCTTCTATCTGTGTGTCTCCTTGATGGTGGTGAATATACTTTTCATCTACAGGTATATTAAAACTTGCATTAGTTTGATGTGTTTTTATTTCGTAAAAATCAGTTTTCATTTATATAATACCTCTATAAAACTATGCCCCTCTTCTGGGTATACACAACTTACTGATGTGTTTCCTACTACATCATACTCCTCTTCTTCAACATCTCTTACCCATATCTTTTTTTGATTCCAAAAATCTGATCTCCATGAAGGTGTAGTGTTTACTTTGTCTATCTCTCCCATTAATGCTACAGGGTCTCTTTCTACGCTACCTACTAGTATATTGCTATTTAAAGATATATACACAGCTTTTCTTTTCATAGGTTGATGAAAGCCTCTGCCTTTGAATTTTATTAGGGTTATTTTTAGGGGAGTTGAGTACTGGTCAAAAGTGCCTGTTAAGTTTAATTCTCTTACGACTTTCTCTTTGTACTGTTGCCATAGGGGATGGGTGTGGTTGTAGTCACCTCTTTTGTAGAATAGTATAGCATCACACCAAGGAGCTGTCCAATCACTGCTCCATACGTTTCTACTTGCTATCGATTTTATTACTGATATTGTTAAGTTCATTTTCTAAAGTTGTTATTCTGTTGATTAATTCGGGATAAACTTCAAACTCATGCAATTCTTTGCAGGGGTGTGAATTAGCTTCTAATTCTACTATTCTTTCTTCTAGTTCTTCGCTCCAATCTTCTAGTTCCCAAAATCTATCTTGTGCTGGTTGGTTTTTATCAAACCACTTAGCTGAAGAGTTTAGTTCTTTTCTCCAGAATAATAAAGTTAAAAATGCTTTTAGTTTGTCCATCGTTGGTTTACTACGGAGTATTCACTACTTGTTGTAGGTTTTACTCCTGAAATATCTGTTTTGTTTCCTTCTGCTAAAATTTGTGCAAACTCTTCCATAGTGGCTGTATATTTAGAAGGTAATGTAAATTGTATTATAACTCTCTTGTGACTACCTAAATTTCTATCGGATAGATACTGTCTTCCGTCTAGTTTTCCTATTAAGCAATTCCAAGCTTTTTGTCCTGTATACTTAGAGTCTTTGTATTTGTAGTGTTTACCATCTGATACATAATTTGTAATACCAATACCTGAATTCCATATGAATCTTGCAAAGTTTATTGGTTTATTTTTACCACTGTGCCAAGGAGTCCACCCATGATGTTCGGGTTGTATTTCCCATGTGTCCATTTCCCATGCTTGATTATTAGTTGTCTTTCTTATCCAATTTAGTAACTGGTACTTCGTAAAGCAAGGAACTGGTTTGTTAAATGTTTTTATTCCTGTTCTAGCTTCGGGATAATGCTCAAATTCACTTGTATTAAAATGTCTACCTGAATAGTCCACTCCATTAGATTCTTCTATTCTGCCATCATCTGCTGTCATAACTTCTTTTAATCTAGCCATGCTCACATTTGGACTAGGTAAATACCTAAATGTAGAAGGATGTCTTAGTACTTGTTGTGCTAATTTATCTAAATCTTCTAGTATACCTCTATTGTTTATTAAAAGTTTTTTCATTTGTCATCTTTTATCTCGCTTGGAGCTGTAACTGTTCGATAGTATATTACTACTTCTCCTAGTTGGTTGATGTACCTTTTTAATTCTTGCATATCTTCTGACATGACTTTATAATCACCAATGGTCGTTCCTACAAATAGTACTTCTCCA